GTGAAAGGTAAATTGCTAAAAGGTGTACTTAGCTTAGGTGTTGGTCTAGGAGCTTTATATAGCGGAACGTCAGCTCAAGCAGAAGCGTCTACAAATCAAAACGATACATTAAAAGTGATGACGCATAATGTATATATGCTATCAACAAACTTATATCCGAACTGGGGACAAACTGAGCGTGCTGATTTAATCGGGGCGGCAGATTATATAAAGAATCAAGACGTAGTTATATTAAATGAAGTGTTTGATAATAGCGCATCAGATCGTTTATTAGGGAATTTGAAGAAAGAATATCCAAATCAAACAGCAGTATTAGGTCGTAGTAGTGGAAGTGAATGGGATAAAACGTTAGGAAACTATTCATCTTCAACTCCTGAAGATGGTGGCGTTGCGATTGTGAGCAAATGGCCAATCGCTGAAAAGATTCAATATGTATTTGCAAAAGGATGCGGGCCAGATAATTTATCGAATAAAGGATTTGTATACACGAAAATTAAGAAAAATGATCACTTTGTTCATGTAATTGGTACGCATTTGCAAGCGGAAGATAGTATGTGCGGAAAAACTTCACCTGCATCTGTACGTACAGACCAATTAAAAGAAATTCAAGACTTTATTAAAAATAAAAATATACCAAATAATGAGTATGTGTTAATTGGTGGTGATATGAACGTAAATAAAATAAATGCAGAGAACAAGAATGACTCAGAGTATGCATCTATGTTTAAAACATTGAACGCTTCTGTACCATCTTATACTGGACATACAGCGACTTGGGACGCAACGACAAACAGTATTGCAAAATATAATTTCCCTGATAGTCCTGCTGAGTATTTAGATTATATTATTGCAAGTAAAGACCATGCGAACCCATCGTATATAGAGAATAAGGTGTTACAGCCGCAATCTCCACAATGGACTGTTACATCATGGTTCCAAAAATATACGTATAATGATTACTCTGATTATTGCGAATCGCATGATATCAACTCTTTAAAGGGCGTAGGTCACGAATTGGTAACGAAAATGATAAATCTTGTTCCATAAATGCAACCACTTCCGCTTGTTTTGACGGATATAAATGACTATATGTATTTAACGTCGTTGACACATCCGAATGTCCTAGGCGCTGGGCTACCACAAGTGGACTGACACCTCTATTTATTAAATAAGATGCATGGGAATGTCGAAATTCATGAAGTAGAATTTTGGGTATTCCAGAAGCAACAACATATTTGGCAAAACGTTTATGAAGGGTAGCTGTCGCTATACTTGTGTAAAATTCACCAAATACAATATAATCATTTTTTATCGGTGCTCCTAATGTAGCATGTTCTTTTAATGTTTTCAATAAATCTATGACAAGAGACGGTAGCATAATAATACGATTTGATGCTTTGGTTTTGGGTTTTGTAATTTGTCTGTTATAGTTGGTTTTATTAATATCAATTGATTTTTCTTCAAAGTTAATATCTTCCCATGTTAATGCTAGCAATTCGCCAGTTCTTGCCCCACTATAATAAAGAGTCGTAAAAAAGGCTTGATACAGTAAATCATCTACTACATGAATAAATTGTTTAAACTCATCAAACTCCCAAAAGTTTAATCGTTTATTCGATTCTTTTTCAAAGTTGCCAGCAATTTTTGCTGGATTACTTGTGAGACCAAAAAACTTTATTGCAAAATTAAAAATTGAGGACAGTACGGTATGAATCTTTTTCAAATAAACAGCTGAATACTTATGAATAATTTCGTTTTGGTAGATCATGATATGCTTAGCAGTTATGTTGTTAATTTTTGATTTCCCGAATTTTTCTAGTAAATGATTTTCAAGGATGGCTTTAATTGTGTTAATTGAAGACTGTTTTCTCCTCTGGCAATACCAATCAAAATAGCTATCAGCCACTTGAGCAAAAGTTAAGCTCGAGTTTGTTTCTTTTTCAACTAACATTTTAGCCTCGGCTTCACGTGCTTCTTTTTTTGTTTTAAATCCGCGACGCTTTACTTGTTTTTGAGTGCCATCAAACTGACGGACTCTGACAACGAAAAAATATGTTCCTCGCTCTTTATCTTTGTAGATCACCATAGAAACGCCTCCTGTATACATAAAGATTGATAATTCGATTTATTAAGTGAATTATAACTAGTTTGTTACCAAAAGAAAAGGCGCTCAACATAAATTGAGCGCCTTTCTTTGACTTGATAACCACTTTAGTTTTAAAATATATCTTTAGAACTCCCACCCAATTTTATTTTACCACATTAAATTAGGTTGATTGTTGAGAAAATTAGATTTTTGTTGAAGGATGCGTAAATTTGAGGGAATAAACTTGGTAATATGCCAATTGTTTATAAGTGTAGTCAGTTCAATGAAAAAAGAGTCCACAGCAATATGTAATGGACTTGAGATTTAAAACTAAAATGGACCTTATAGGATTTGAACCTATGACCGGACGGTTATGAGCCGTCTGCTCTGACCAACTGAGCTAAAGGTCCATGGATGCGACTAGCTTTCCACACTAGTGGCTGTGAAGAGTATATGAATACGTGTAAATATTCTAACATACTTTTATACAAAAAGAAAAGACGCAACCATTGCGAATGCGTCTTTTCCTTAGGCTTAATATTTCATTAAATAATAGAGATACCATTAGGTTAATTATAACATATACTTTTTCGATAAATATTGAGAAAGTTCTACATCTAAAATTTATGTTCGCAGATATAGATTAAGGATTGGTTGGGGAAAATAAAATAGAATTGGCTGGTTTTTGGCTCATCCAATTGAGATATTATAATAATAAGTAGATTTTTTTGTATATTCTGTAAATTGATGTTGAATCGAACTTGAGAAAGTTTTAAATGTGTTGAAAATTATGTCGAGATATGTCCAATCATGATATGATAATGTTGAGTATGTGAATAGATGGAACCTGATATACCAAGGATTGAAAGGTTTATTTGATAGTTTATTCACAATGTTTATTTTCGGATATGTGGATAATACATTAAAAAGAGAATTTATAAAAGTGAACATAAATAATGACCCATAGAAGCGCGTGAAAGAGACAAGACCCACCAAATCTCTTACACCGTTTCCTAACCATCCCTTAGGAAACATCTACCTCATATGAGTCCACTTAAGTATATCATATTTCCAGGATGTTGTGGTTGAGAAAGTTAGGGTGATTTATGTTCGGGGAAGGGGGAAGTTTTTATGTGTTTTCGTAAAAAAATATGTGATTTAATCGAAGACAGGGATGATATAAACTTTACAGATGTCGCAAATAAAATGGGTGTTTCAAAACAATATTTACAAAAATTTAAAAATCAAGGTAGCATCAGTTTTCCTAATTTACTGAGATTGGCTTCAGTTATAAGTACAAAAAGTGAAGAGCTTTCAATGTTTTTACATGAGTGGTGCGTAGAATTAGATAGTACAGAAGCCATTAAGCATAGTTTTGAATATGCAGCATTAGTTCGTGATAAGGTTTTATTGAATAAATTATTAGAAAAACACAAAAATGAATCTGGTATAGTTGCAGAGTATGTAAATGTTTATGGAGTATTGTATAAGTATATGAATGATGAAATTTCAGGTACAGAAATTATTAAGTGCTTAAAGATGTATAATCGTCCTTCTGATTACATGTTAAATATTTTGATCGATATTATGAAATGTTATGATTATTATCATCAAAAGAAATTTAATGCGATGTTTGATTTGGTTGACGAAATTGAGAAAGAGTTAATCTCAATTGATGAGAGTGATCGTAAAATGTTTCTTAAGGAATGTTATATGTATCGACTTGCAGAAGTGTTTTCCCCGCTTAATCTTCAAAGAAAAAATTTAGAGTCTTCAAGATATTATGCCAAGTTATTAATAGAGGCTAATCTATGTACAAAAACTGTTTCAGATGCTTTATATTTATTGGGGATGTCATATTTAATTGATGATGAGGAACTTTGTTTAGAGTATTTACAGGAAAGTTATAATTTATCCAAAAAAGTAAATGATGCTTCAATTGAAGCGTCAGCGCGTTATAATTTAGATGTTGTCAAAATGTATTTAAATCTTAGTTTGCCATTAGATTCAGATGTACGTCTAATCAATTTTCAAATCAATCCTACAGGTGAAGATTCACGAGATGGATTAAAAGAAATTTTAAAGGAAAATGGAGAAAGAGATTTTTTAAGGCTTTTTCTAGCAATCACTGATACAGAACCTGACAGGATATATGAATGCTTTAAAGAATTTCTTGTTCAATCAAACTACCTCTTTGTAAGTTTAGTGGCTAAAGAAATAAATAGAAGAGGGGATAATTCCTTGCTAGTACAGCAAATGATTGATTATAATATGGATAAAGGAGTGGATGAAAATGAAAAAATTTACTTTAGTGCTTTGCGCCTTTTCAATGTTAGCAGTGAGTAGTGTTTCGTATAATATTATAAAAAAAGGTTCATTTCAATCTGTAGAAATTAAACCAGGTGGTTAAAAAGTACAGCGTATGCTGTGCTTTTTTATTTGGGCGCAGCTCTATTAATGAGACTGAGTTTTATCGGTAAACTAAAAAAAGAAATAAAGAATTTGTTTACTCTTCTATTTTTCCTTTCAATATATGATAAAATTTTCGACAAATAGAGCCTAAACTGTTGGAAAAGAGTAAATAAAAATGGAATTAAACGGGCTTATAGGGGGAATAGAAATGACGAAAGAAGAGATTGTAGAATTATTTTTGAACACAGTAGATGAAACTAAACCGGAATTAATTGAAGAGTATATAGAAGAAAGTTTTAGAATTTAAAAGATAGCCCGTCTCCAATATGAGGGGCTATTTTTTTTCGTTATTATGATATTCTTCTAATGTTTTGGTTATTGCCAACATCTGTTGAAGTACAATTTCCTGTTTTTCCTCAGGGAGCGTATCTAATCGTTCCATAATTTCCTTAAATTTTGTGTGTTTCTTTATATCTAATTCGTTACCACGTCCTAGTAGGAAATCAGTTGTTACTTCTAATGTATCAGATAATTTTGCAATGGTATCTGGTGAAGGAAAACGTTCTTCGGATTCATAATAACCAATTACACGAGACGAAGCCCCTACCTTTTTCCCTAGTATTTCCTGCGTCCAGTTACGTTGTTTTCTAAGTTTTTTTATTCTAGCCCCTATACCCATCAATTTAATCACCTCATAAAGTTATTCATTTGAACAACTTGTTCTCTTTGAGGTTAATCATAGCACATTATGTTCGAAAAGTCATTGACAATGTATAAATTGTTCGATATGATTGTAATCGAACAAAACGTTCTTGTAGGAGGTAGACATGAAACAATCAATTATTTATCATAAAATCGCAGAACATTGTGGAGTTACTGAAAGGTATATAAGAATGCTAGATAAAAAAGAGCGTAGCCCATCCATGGAAGTCGCTAAAAAAATAGCTGACTTTTTAGATGAATCAATAGAGGAGATTTTTTTTAACCCTAATACGAACGAAACGTTCGTTTTTGAACGGTTTTATCCAAAGCTAATTGAAGGAAACGCTTCAATTAGGCGTTGATGTAAATATAACCTATATAGGGAGTGATATCCATGCACAAAAACTTATTTATTGCTCGAAAAGAGCAACGCATGACGCAAGAAGCAACTGCAAATTTAATCAATATAGCCCCAAAAACATATTATTTAAAAGAGCACGGTAAAAGTGATTTCACTCTAAAAGAAGCTCAGAAACTAGCAAAATACTTCAAAACAACAGTGGACGAGTTGTTTGCAAAATAAAGAGAAAAGGGGAGAGAAATACGCATGAAAAACGGCAAGCGACCAACGAAGCGAGAGAAGATACATATTAACTCGTATAACGTAAATCCTGACAATTGGTTGATCTATAAAAAAGCAGATGGACAAATCCATTTGATTCATCGTCATACGAACTCAATACGAGTCATTCCAAGTACATAGGGTGGACAAGCATTATTAAGATTGAGGAGGGATTTATATGGATCACTTAACAGTAGCAAACGAGTTAAACGTCTTAGGACAACAATATATTGCGGGCTATCAGTTCACTGGAATTGATGGTGGATTTGGCGCAGGTAAGAAAGCAATGTTAGTAAAGGAAATTGCTTTCATTCATGGGCAACCGTTAAAAGAAGTGAACAGAAGAATTAATGATAACAGAAAAAGATTTAAAGATGGAGTGGATATTATTGATTTAAAAGCGGGTGGGTTTGAGCCACTGAGTTTGCGAAACTTAGGATACAGCAGACAATCCGTAGCTAATTCAAATAACATTTACCTCCTCTCAGAACGAGGCTATGCAAAGTTATTAAAAATTCTTGAAGATGATACAGCGTGGGAACTATATGATCAATTTGTTGATGGGTATTTTAGTATGAGAACAAAGGAATATCAAAGACAAGTTCCTACAGATCCAATGAGCATTCTAAAGCTTATTTTTGAAGCGCTAGAAGGGCAAAAGCAAGAACTTCAGCACATCAAATCAGATGTCAAAGACTTAAGAGAAAATGCTCCGTTATTTGCTGTAGAATGCGATGAAATATCAAATGTAGTTAAGCGTCATGGCGTTGCGCTATTAGGTGGTAAACAGTCTAATGCGTACCAACACGCAGGAATTAGAGGTCAGGTCTACCGTGACATATATAAGCAGCTGTACCGTGAATTTGGAGTAACAAGCCATAAAGCAATTAAACGTGGTCATTTGGCACTCGCAACAAAGATTGTTGGAGCGTATACGTTACCTATTGTGCTGAGTGAGAAAATTAATATAGTAAACTCTCAAATTAAGTTCTCTGAGATGTAAAAAAAGTTGGAAGGAGGAAATAACCATGATGGAAGAAAGTGTTTTTTCAGTATGTATCACTGGGTTTCTAATCTGTGGGCTTTTACTTGCTGTTTATGCACTCGATAAACCAATTAAAGAATTTACAAAAGATGTGGAATGAATTTGAGGGGAGAAAGCGCTATGACGTTATCAGTTTTAAAGAAAGATGTACAGAAAAAACAAATACTAGATGAATTCTTGCAGCATTGTGAAAAGAAACAAATAGAGGCGATTCAAAAGAATGATCCATTGTTACTTTGCATTTGGATTAAAGAAGCACGATTGGCTCGACGGGGGCTTATAGCGCTATACCGTGAGAAAGAAAAATATGATAAACAACTTGAACAGGATCGTAAAAGCATTTCGGGGATTGTAGCACATTTAAGAAGCAGAGGTATCAATGCTTCAACCGTGGGGAGGGCACATACGAGGTTTCGATTACAAGTATGTACATGTTGCCTTCATTCAAATTGTAACAGATACATGTTTCATGTTAAACAAGAAAATCTGACGTAGAAAGACAAAAAGACCTAAAATTAGGTCCTCTCGTCAAAGCTATTATTCTCGAACAAAAAAACTTGGCATGAATATGCCAAATACCTAGAGGTATATATACAGTATAACATATGTGGAATAGAAGTGTTGGTAAAATAAAGAAAATTTAGTTAATTTGTTTTTAGGGAAGGATGGTAAAAGGAAATGACAGCAGAAGAATTCTTTGAAGAAAAGAAATATTTAGTAATTGCAGCGATCAAGCAACAATTTGGAAGTATCGCAAGAGCTGGGCAGATTGCAGAAATGAACAATATGGAGTTGGATGATTTAATGCAAGTTGGCCATATGTATTTGTGGGAGCATTGTGTGAATTATGATCCAGAGAGAGTAGATACATTCAATGCATACGTGATGAAAGGTATGAAATGGGCAATGAGTGATGAGCTTCACTTGAAAGGAACGCCTTTTAAGATAAGTAGACGAGTTGGTCATGAGGAAAGAAATAAAATGAATATTCATTCGATTGATTTGCATCGAGATGGAGAAACGGTAAACGAATTTTATGCAGTGTCTCCTATCGATGTGGAACAAGAAGCGATATTATCCATTGAATTTGAAGAAATGACGAGTGTACTTGAAGAAAAAGAAAAGTCAATTATTCTGCACGTCGGTGAAGGGTATACCACAAGAGAAATTGCTGTGAAATTAGAGATGAAGAAATCTACTGTTCAAACAAGAAAGACACGGGCATTTTTAAAGATGAATCCAAATTATAAGCCGATGAAACAAAAATCCTTTTTCTTAGGCAAAAGGATGGTAAAGAGAAACCACCAGTTGGGGCTGGTGATCTAATAGAAACACATGTGGTGTCATCATAACACATGTTGCGTACGAGATGCAAAAAAAGACCTGTTATAGCAGGTCAAAAGTCAGGGTATTTCGTGAAAGAATATAACTTATTCATCATTCTAACAGGAAAAAGTGAAAAATAAAAGATTGAAAATAAAAATTATTAAATCTTTTTGTTGAGAAATATCAAATACCCTAGCAGTAAAGATATATTGAAAAAATGTTAGATAGAGAAGGGTGACTGGAATGAATACCAATGTAATAAAAGTCGCAAGAATAAACCTGCAAGGTAACACTTTAGACCAGGGCTGGTTTAAGTACCTTACTTTAGAAAATGGCAAGCCCTATATGGTTGCGATTACAATACTTAGCGAAATTTTTTATTGGTATAAACCAACTGAAATAAAGGATGAAAGAACAAATAAAATCCAATATAAACAAAAATTTAAAGCAGACAAACTTCAAAAAAGTTATCAACAATTGGCTGATTCATTTGGTTTTACCAAAAGACAAGTACAAGAAGCATGCAAATACTTAGTAAAAAGAGAATTAATTGCAATTGAATTTCGTACGATCATAGTTAACGGAACTAGGCATAACAACGTTATGTATGTGGAACCAATTGTGAAGAACATCGAAAAAATTTCTATTTTATATCAAGAACCTATCACATCAGAAAGTGACACCCTCCCACATTCTAATGAGAGAGGCTCCCACACTAAAACGGAGGAGGCTCCTACATTGAAACGTGGGACAAATACAAAGATTACTACAGAGAATACTACAGAGATTACTACAGAGATTACTACAGAGATTACTACAAATAAAAAGACTTCTTGTCACAAGTTTGAAACTTGCGACATGGAGCATGCCAAATTGTTATTCCAGTTAATTTTAGAAACTAACCCAGAACATAAAGAGCCGAACTTCGAGAAGTGGGCCAATGAATTCCGCTTAATTCGCGAAAGAGACAAGAAAACAAATCAACAAATTGTGTATCTCTTGGAATGGTCTCAGGATCATTCCTTCTGGAAAAAGAATATATTGTCACCTAGTAAGTTGAGAAAGCAATGGGACAGGCTAGTGATTGAAGCCAAAGAAGAACACGAGGTGAAGAAAAATGAGCAGATTCGCAAGCATAGCGGAAGTCATGGCAGATTTGCAAAAGAGGGCTATGAAAAATTGCCAGAACCAACAAGAAAGTGGAGAGAACTTACAGACAAGGAACGAGAGGAATCACAACAAGAATATGAAAATAACATTGAATGGCTCGGAGAAGACGCTTAATGATACCTGTCCGTTATGCAGTGGAACGGGAATGATCTTAAATGGATGGACAGGTAGAATGTGTGATTGCCAAAAGAAACAATCTGAAATAGCAAGGTTGAAAAATGCAATGATACCAGAAGAATTTGAAGAAGCACGTTTTAAAAATTATATTCGTCATACCGATATGCAAAAGAAAATGTTTAACAGCATGATGGAATACTTAAAAAAGTTTAATGAAATCAGGGATACGAAGCGCAATAGCTTTGGATATATCGCTACATATGGCGAGGGAAGGTTAAAAGCTTTATCCATCAATGAACGGGTTGAGAAAATGAAACTTCACAATAATTACGGATTAGGTAAAACGCATCTACAAATAGCAGCTGCTAGATGGATTATACAAAATGTTCAAACTGTAAATAAAGACATTGTAAATGCACAACCGAGAGGGTGCAGAGTAGTTTGTATAAGTGATGTCACTTTTATGACAGAGATTATGTCAGCAAAGCGTGATGATAAAAAGGAGTACTTTGAAAAGCTCCATACAGTCGTAGAGTATGCGGATGTGCTGGTTTGGGATGATCTAGGTAAGAGCAAACATACAGAATCTCGTGAAGAAATGTACTATGAAATCATTAATGAGCGATATAAGCGTAAAGCGCCCATCATTTTTAGCTCAAATGAAGATGAATATACCTTACCTGAAAAAATTGGGTTTGCAGCTGCTGATAGATTGCTAGGGATGGCAAATGACTATTTGATTGAAGTCGAGGGAGAAAGTTATAGACGGTAAAGGGGAGAAATCAATCATTTTGTGGGAATGGAGTTGAGTGTATGGAACAATTAACCTTTGAAGATATCGTAGGAAACATGGATTATACAGCGCATAGTACGGCTGAGAAATTCCTCTCTAATCATTCAGTAACACCTACCTATGCAGTAGAATTTTTTGACCGAGATGAAAAACAGAAGTTACGTTGGTTTGAAGTGAATACAGAGGCTGAAGCAAAAGAAAAAGCAGTAGAAACATACGGGAGAATTCAAATCATTAAAGTATATGTGTCCAATCGAACATTGAAAGAAATTATGGAGCTGGACTAAGGGCATTTTTATCAAGAGAGCATAGGAATTTCCTAAAATGGACAAGCCAATGCAAAGGAGAACAGACATAGATGAAAAGAGAAATAGACATGAAAATAAACGGGGTCTACATTGTGGTGGATGGGAAAATCAGATTTGAAGAACCCCCAAATAGCGGCTACGGACAGCAAGTCTTATATTGGGTAAAGGGAAAAGTGTCTCATACACAAACAACGATTACGAATAAGTTCAAATAAAATTATGCTATTCAAAGGTAATCCTGTAATTAAAAACTCTACTCTCAAAAGGGTGAGAGTAGAGTCAGTGGATGCAGTTACTGAGTGCACGGGATGGTGAACATCAGCAACTACATAATAGCATGAGTATTCAGAAAAAACATTGAGTAAATATTTCTGATTTTTCAAATGATAGTCAATTAGAGTGAAATAAAATTTGAATTTTATTAAAAATTGAGGTGTAAGAGATGGTGTGCCTAACTATACGTAATTATTATCAAAGGAAAAGTTATGAGAACATAAGGGATTTACTATTAAGGATAAATATCTGTACGTTCCTACTAAGTTCTATAGGACTTACGCTTAAATTGTTCGATCAAATGTAAATAAAAGTCGTTAGGTTACATTGAATACAAATGAAAAATGAGCCCTACAAGAAGGCTCTGTAGAAGATATCGCATATCGCATGTCACAGTATATGCATGTTTAAGAAAATGTTAACAAAATAGTTATTTTGGAGGGGAAGAGAATGGGAGAAATCAAGTTTAGAGCTTTCGATAAGGTATCTGGAAAAATGTATGACGTTGGATAAATAGATTTTTTAAATGAAGTTGTACAAGTAGCAATGATTAAAGATGGAATTTGTTACGGTACTTATGTAAGGCGATTAAAGGATGTTGCGCTGCTGCAATACGCAGGCGAAAAAGATAAGAACGGTAAAGAGATTTATAACGGTGACAGTGATGGTTTTTACATTGTGAAAAATGGAGAATTCCCAGTTAGGTGCCATGAAACAGGGGAAATTATTGATAATGCTGTCGAGTGGTATTTAGATCCTATAGATAAATCAGTTGAGCCGTTCAATTGGGAAATTCCATTAAATACTTTTTGGATTAACAGCTTAGATGATGGTTTCGATAAAAATATTTACGATAATCCGGAGTTGCTGGAAAACTAAAAAAATTATTATTTGGGAAGGAAAAGAGAAATGACCAAATAATAATTTTTAAACAAACTAGCGGAGAATATCGTGAATTATGATGCGGATAACGAGATTTTATATTTTGCATATGTACCACGTACTGAATCAAATATGGAACTGTTTTTAAAATTAGTGAATGACAGTGGTGAGATTTACGATGCGTTAGAAATCCCTGAAAGAATTGATTTAGTTCCTGTTTGTTGGAAATATTCGAATTGGTTTACAGGTGAACGTTTTATTTATAAAAACTCAACAAAATTCTTATTTGAATAGAAAGTGAGGTAAATGAAATGAGTGAGCTGAAAGAACTTCAACGGGTTGTAATAGAGAATTTAGAGAATGGAACACAAGTAACTCGACTACCTAATGCAGAAGAAATGATGAATAAAATAAATGAGTTAGTAAGGTATACGAAGCGACTGGAGCAGAACAAACAAAGTAAACCTATTCAGCCTGTGGGCACCGTTAAAGTAACAAGGATTTAAAACTCAACAAAATCTTTATTTAAAAACTAAAGAGCGCTTTTTAAAGCGCTCCTTAAGAAAAATAAAAAAGAATACCTCATGATACTGTATGTATGTTTTTTAGGAATGTGGGGATTTAAAACAAAATCGTTATTTGGTTATTCATTTTACAAAAAAATAGAGTGCATGAATATATGCACTCTAAGTAAATTTCTTAAAAAGAAGAGTTTTAAAGAATTTAAATTGTCAATATACTATATGATTGTCTTTAAAAAGTGTGACTGAAATAAAATGAAAAATTCATTTTGTAGAGAATGAAAAAGAGCACCATACAGATGCTCTTTGACCAAGAATTTCAGGAGAAACATATAGTGTGAATCTGCTCACTATAAAGTATGCATGTAATTTTTTCTTGTGTCTTCCATATAAAAAAGAGCACATATGTATCGTGCTCTACAGTTAGGAGGTAACTCTGTCTGTGAACAAAATGAGCTACATGATAAATATATGTTACGTGAAAAAGGATAAGAATAGAAAAGCAGCTAGTAAAAGCTAGCTGCTCAGGTAATAGAAATGAGTTGTCTACAGTATTGACGGAATATTTAGTTTCATTCAGGGGAGGAAGAGGAAAATGGTACAAATTTGTCCGATGTGCAGCAAAGAAACAAGTAATCCAAATGATGTAGAAATTGATGTTGATTTCTGTGATAAATGTATGACAGCAGCAATTGATATGGAGGACGAGAAACAGCACAAACAAACGATAATAGGAATGGATTGGGGTAGTCCTGATGGTTCGTTTAGTGCCACGGTTACGGTCCCGTATAAAAGAAACTCAACAAAATAATCCTTTGATGGAGAAAAGAGCTTAAAAAACAGGGGCAATTCACGTTTAGATTATTTTTGAATGTAATGGGTATTAAAAGTTTTAAAATGCTTCAGAATGGAAAAGAGAGGCATTTAAATGAAGGGATGAGAGAATTGGCGAGTATAAAGAAAAGGAAAGTGAAAAAAGCAATTGCGCGTCTTTCGAAAATTATAGAAGGTGCTGAGAAAGAAAGGGTTAAAAAAGCTTGGAGAAATATTTTTTTGCAGGCTGGTATTTTGAAGTGAAAAGAAATTGAATAGGGTCCGGCTAGAAAACTAGAGGACACCAATTTTTAGAGCAGCAATTAAGCTGTTTTAAGAAATGGTGTCCTCTTTCTTATTTTGTGAGGGGGGTGAAAAAAATGAAAGCACTAAGAGATCAATTACGTGAATGGGAAAAACAAACTAAACAAACAAAAAAGAAAAAAACAAAAGAGAATTTTAGCACTCGTGAAATTGAGGATTTAATGGGGATGCATAGACCTTGTTATGAGCGTAGACGTGGAGCGTTAAGACAAAAGTAATAAAAAATAAAAGGAGTGGTCTGGAATGACTAAGCAATTATCTTTCTTACCAAAAATCGATATAGCAGCAACACAAGAGAAATTAGAGGGTATTTTGGAAAGTGTACGTATATATAAGCAATTTGGAATGATGCGTAAGGAAATGAAAGTCACTCCTTCTTATGAAAGGAGAGAGCATGGTCCTACATATGCAGTTGGCAAACCGTTAGAAGATGTAGCAATCTCTAATATTCAACAAAGCAAACGTGAAGAATGGTTAGAGAAAATGGCATTTCGAGTGGAACAAGCATTAAGTCGATTCGGAAACAGTACAGCTGGAAAAAACCAGAGGGACATTATAGTTAAACGATATTTAGAAGACGAAGATGTATGCGATTATATGGTGTATAACGAAATTGGCATGAGTGAGCGTACATATCGACGTGTGAAAGCGAGGGCATTCTATAAGCTTGCTTTTGCTCTTAGGTTAGAAGTTTATGAGATAGAGAATCAATACGGGGGTGATGACCTATGAATTTTGTCCAGCCCATACGTGATCCAGAGCAAATACAACAAATTAAAGAATATTTAAAAGAAAAGAATGCACGTAATTATATTTTGTTTGTAATGGGGATTAATACAGGGTTACGTATAGGAGACATTCTAAAACTGAAGGTGGGAGATGTACAAGGAAGTCACATTTCAATGCGTGAAATGAAGACAGGGAAGCAAAAACGTATTCAAATTACATCATCTTTAAAAAGAGAGTTGAGATGGTTCAACGAAGGAAGAGAAATCGGAGAATATTTATTGAAGAGTAGGAAAGGGAAAAATCGTCCGATTGGTCGTAGTATGGCATATAAAATATTAAAAAGTACAGCTGCAGAGTTTGGATTGGATGAAATCGGTACACATACACTAAGGAAGACCTATGGATATCATATGTACATGCAGACGAAGAATATAGCTTTGTTAATGGAGATATTTAACCATTCAAGCGAAAAAGTAACATTACGGTATATAGGAGTAAACCAAGATGCAATGGATAAAGCGATGAGCAGATTTAAAATCTAATCATTGCTTTTTCTTTTTATATTTCTACTAATTACCCATAAATTTCGTACTGTGTAATTGAGAAAAGGAAGTCTTATCAAAACAGTGATAACAAGGGATGCAGCGTTTTGGTGAATGACACACAATTAAACATATGGGTAATTGGAAGGTATAAAATGTTCACATGACGTATAAAAGTTATATAGAATGAATGAGAGGTGGAACAGATGATGTGTGAAGAGTTGTTACAAGCATTGGTTCAATATCAATTGCAACAAGGAGAAAAGCCGAACACATTAAGGTTAAACCAAGATTACTATAGAGCAGTATTAAAGCAATTAGCTTATCCTGATTGGCTAATTGAAAAGAAAATTAAGAATTTGAATCAGTCGTTTCTCGGCGTTCAGGTGGAACTGACACGCGAAGTGGAAACCTTTGAAATGAGGCAGATAAAAAAAGTGGCAGAGTTGTGACCGCTTTTTGGCAGGAAATGTGCCGGTTGTTTTGGAATTATCGTGTTATATTTGTATTGTGAGAAGTGGCGGAAAACATAACTCACTATGTTGTTTTTAAATTTCTAAACGGTTCGTAATGACGGCGCATAAAATCCGAAACCAGTAGATGGTACTGATTGAGTGATACCGTGATTAAGGAGAGCTTTTGCTCTTCTTCCAGTTACTTAGTATTGATGGAGCAGATAAATGTAGCGACATTAGGTTGTTGGAAGAAGAATAAAACTTCATTTACCGTAATGAAAGTACAAATATATAACGAATAAAAAGCATCCATTTGGGTGCTTTTCTTAATGTAAGGAGGAGAAGGAAATGTTATTTTTCAAAAGAAAGAAAAAGAAAAATAAGAACCATAATAGAGCATTGGCTCAAAGTAATGTGAAAAGAAATGATGAGAGTGTAAAAAATGATTGGTGGATTCATAATATGACAACATCAAGTGCTACAAATTCTAGCTCGAATTACAGTGAGTATGATAGTAGTAATCATTCATCGATTTGTTCATCGCATGATTCAGGAAGTTCCTTTGATAGTTCGTCAAGTTGTGATTGATTAAATAGCTGAATATCTGCTTTTTATTTCGGAGGAGGATGAAGGATGGATAATCAAATGATTAAACCAGCCTCTGCAAGAACAGAGGCTGGTTTGTATGAACTTAGAAATAAAACTAAAATTAAGTTTAAGCACACTACTTCCAAGGGATCTACATGTATAAGAGAATTACATGATTTCAATAATTTTTATTGTAGTATGTGTGGGACACCAATTGAGTTTAAAGAAACAGAAATAAAGTTTTAGTTTTTCACTTTGATTAATAGGACATCATACCATGATGGCTTGTAGGTAGAGTCTTTATCGTAGTTTTCTAAAATCGAATTGAATAACTCTAAAACTTTCATGCCCTCTTCTAGAATTTCGAAAGCTAGTTGGTAATCTTCATTTTGTTTTATTTCTCTATAAGCATTTCCAATTATTACGGATTGAACATTAGATTTATGGTTAGCGTATTCTACTTCAATCCGCTTTTTTCTATATTTAATCCACTCTTGTGGATCGGAAGCTTCTAAAGATATTAAATCTTGATATTCTAATTCTGAATCGATTAACCTGAGCACGAATCCTCTAACAGAAGGGAATTTAAATTGATTTTCGATATCGAATAGTAAAAGTAATTCTTCTCTTTCTCTATGCATAGTAACACCTCCTCTCTGTTTATTTAATTCGACACAAAATAAGAATATCCTACAAAAATCAATATGTAAGGAGAGAGCAAAAATGAAACTAACTAAACAAGAACAAGCGGTTGCAAGTGGATGAATCAGGAGAACTTCGATTTGTTTTATCTAAGAGGAGTATTAAATGAACTAAAGGAAGATAAAAAGCAAGAACTGTGGATTGTTGGTAATAATTTAAAACACGGGAAAAATATGTGGAAGAGAATACAATGGCATCTTGAAGCAAAGCACGTAGTACCTCGCTTTATATCTAATAGCTCATTTTGTCTTGATGGCTTGAATCCGATGAATGCTCGAATAGTGTTGTTAGATAGATGGTGGCAAAACAAAAATGCCGCTCCTCTTTTAAAATACTTTATTCCTTTAGCGAGACAATGCCGACAAATCGGAAGTATTTAAATGTTAGATTGGATTAAGGAGTGAGGAAAGATGCAAGTCTACTGTTCCAATTGTAATGAAGATTACAATATGCAACCACAAGTAACGCAGCTTCCTAATCGTATTGAAAAGTGTTACTTCATATGTCCTCATTGTGGCCATGAGCATGTTGCTGCATATGTGAACGAAAAGATTCGTAAGCATCAAACTGACATTGCAAAGTATCATGAACGGATTAATAAAAAGAATCTTGCTATTGAAGATGAAATGAAACGGTTGAGGAAGAGGATAGAAGGTACTAAGTAAAGGAGTGAAGCCAAATGGTAATGAGGAAAGCTAAACTTATACAAAAGAAAATAGAAGAAGGGAAGCTAAGTGTCAATGAAGCGAGACTGCTATTAGACTTGGAACCTATTGAGTTTTTAATGAAAGTTGTATGCAATCAAAGCGCGAATGCTATGTTAGATGATTGTAAACAAATGAATGTTGTAAAAGATGAGAACGAACCTTTATTACAAATTGTACTATCAGATATAGATTCAGTGCCAATAGTTTATTACAAAGGTAAGCAGATTGATAGAAAATTACGTGTTGCATTTGATTGGGAGTCAAAGTCGGTTGATAAGATTAATCGGACATACATTCATATTGAACATGTACCATCTGATAATAAACGCTGTAATACTGAGATCATTCAACATAAGCATCCTATTGTGGAGTGATATGAATGCCAAGTAAACCATTCAAACCCTGTAAGTCGTTAGGCTGCAACGAACTGACACGGGATACGTATTGTAGTAAGCACCAAGATAAAGTACATGAGAACACAAGATATTATGACAAACACATACGAAACAAAAGCTCACGTTCATTCTATAACTCCAAACCATGGAGAGAGATGCGTGAGCTTATGTATCGTAGAGATCATGGTTTATGTGTTCAATGTAGAAGTAATGACATCATTAAGATAGGTGATGTAGTCGATCACATCATACCTATTCGAGTAGATTGGTCAAAACGATTAGAACCAACTAACTTACAAACACTCTGTCATGCTTGCCATAACAAAAAAACAAAAGAAGACGAGAAGAAAAACAGAAAATGATTGGAAAGAAAAAATTCACAAACAACCCCCCACCATGAAAAAGCAAAAGGCGAATCCCTGGAGACCGGTGCCTAGCTTTCCGTGAAAAAAATTCGTTTTATTCCATAAAAGGGGGGGCAGCCGAGGGAGGTGGTTCGCATAGGAAGGAAAGCGAAGCCGATTCATTTGCATTTATTAGAAGGCAATACAAATCGTTTGACAAAAGATGAAATTGAGCAACGATTAAAAGCCGAAAAACAGTTACAAGCAAAAAAGGACAAGGTAAAGCCACCAACGTGGTTAGATTCAGTTGCAAAGAAAGAGTTTAGGAGAATTGCTGGTGAATTACTGGAGCTAGACGTTATCACAAACATAGATGTGAATGCATTAGCAACGTATTGCGATGCTTATTCTGACTATGTTGAATGCACCAAAATTATCCGAGAAGAAGGACTTCTTGTTGAATATACCAATAAGGCAGCTGAAACCAATAAAGTTCCACATCCACTACTTACAAAGAAGAAGCAGTTGCATGAACAAATGAAGGCTTTGGCTGTTGAGTTTGGTCTTACACCAAGTGCAAGAGCGAAAATTGTCATTCCAAATAGTAAACAAGATCCGAAAACAAACGTAGAAAAGGAGTTTGACGTATAACATGATCAGAGAATGGATGTTGGACTACTGTGATGATGTATTAAATGGTGAAGTTGTTGCTTGTCAGAAGCATAAACAAGCTTGTAAGCGATTTTTAAGAGATATTGAGCGTGAAGGATCTGAAGATTTTCCATACGTTTTTAAGGAAGAAAAAGCGCTTCGTTTCTTAAAGTGGATGTCTCTTTTTAAACATACAAAAGGAAAGTTAGCAGGTCAGAGAATTGAACCACATTCCATACAAATTTTCGTATTTAGCAATATTTATGGATGGGTTCATCGTAATACAGGATTAAGGCGATTTAAAAAGGCGTATTGGCAAGTTGGACGTAAAAACGCAAAGTCTCAATCTTTAGCGTGTGTAGGGTCTTATGAAGCAATGGCATTTGGTGAAAATATGTCAGAAGTCTACATTGGAGCTACGAAAACCGAACAAAGTAAAATTGTTTGGAATGAAATTAAAGCGCAAATGAATGGATGTGAGGATTTAAAAGGAAAGTTCAATATTGCGTATGGGAAAATTGAACACCTTAAAACGGATTCTTTTATTTCAGCGCTATCAAAAGATGCTGGGAAATCTGGTGATGGACTGAATGTTCAGTGCGGAATTATTGATGAATATCATGCACATCCTACTTCTGAAATTTATGATGTTCTGGTATCAGGTTCGGGCGCTCGTCCAAATCCACTTATGATGATTATAACGACAGCTGGTTTTAATTTGAGTCATCCTTGCTATCGGGTGGAGTATCAATATGTTTCTAAGATTTTGGACCCTAATATTGATATTGAAAACGAAGAATATTTTGTCATGGTTAATGAATTAGATAAAGATGATGAGATTACGAATACAGAGGTGTGGGAAAAAGCAAATCCAATCCTATGTAGTTATGAAGAAGGACGTACTTTCTTAAAGGGAGAGCTTCAATCAGCCCTTGATGTACCTGAGAAAATGCGTAATTATCTCACGAAAAACATGAATAGATGGGTGGATATGAAAGAAAATGGCTACATGGATATGCAAAAATGGAAAGATTGCAAAGAAACTGTGGAATTATCCGAATTAAAAGGGTTGGAATGCACAGTAGGTGTCGATTTATCAGCGAAAATTGACTTAACAAGTGTAGATCTTGAATTTAAAAAGGATGATACGTATATCGTAATTAGTCATAGTTTTATGCCGGAAGATACTTTGCATGAGAAAAGAAAGACAGATAAAGTTCCGTATGATCTTTGGATACAGCAAGGATGGATTACAACAACGCCTGGTGCGGTAGTTGATTATGAGTATATAAAAAAACATATTAAAACCATGGAAAAAGAGAATAAGTTCAAAATCAAAGAAATATGTGCCGACCCTTGGAACGCAACACAGTTTATGCAAGACATGGAAGCCGAAGGTTACACGATGGTAGAGATACGTCAGGGGATGGCGACTTTATCAGGACCTACAAAGGATTTTCGTGAACAAGTTTATCAGAAAAAAGTCATCCATAATAACAATCCTGTATTAAATTGGGCTGTTAGTAATGCTATAACAAAACAGGATGCTAACGAAAACATTATGTTGGACAAGTCGAAAACGACAGAAAGAATTGATCCGATAGCGGCTGTAATTAACTCGCATGTTCGATGCATGCTTAATTCTGGTGATATGGACTTAAACTCCTATATTTTAAGTCAAGATTTCTCATTCTAGGAGGAATTACATGCGATTCTTATTATTTTTCATAAGTATTTTAGAAGATATTCTATTAATTTCTGGGTTATCCATTATTGTAGGGACGACTTTTTTTGTTAATCCGATTTATGGATGGTATCTATTAGGGATTATTCTCACAATGCTGGGGGTGGTAATGATAAGAAGATAGAAAGGAGGTGAAACATTTGATTTTTCGGCATTTATTTAGAAATCAGGATACGACAGATTTAAAAAAACCTTCTCCTTGGTTTAAAAGTTTATTTGGATATCAAGCCGCAAGCGGTGAAAAGGTAACGGTTGAGTCCTCTTTAGGTGTTCCGACGGTTTATCGGTGCATTAACATCCTTGCAAATAGTGTTGCGATGCTTCCTTTTCAAACGTTTAAAAAGACAGCGAAGGGAAGGGAACGGGATAAGGTACATCAAGTGTCTTTTGTTCTAGAAAGAAGACCAAATCCTTATCAAAGCCCATTCAAATTCAAACATTTAATTGAAACGCACCGTAATACATGGGGAAATGCCTATATCAATATTCATTGGGGTGTGGATGGAAGACCGAAAGAACTATGGGTACTGAATCCAGCTGTTACAACGCCCACAGTGGATCTAAAGACCAATAAGCTATGGTATTTCACTAGTTTGCCAGATGGAACACCTATAAAAATACCTGATGATGACATAATTCATCTTACTACATTGTCTACTGATGGTTTAAAGGGGAAACCACCTATTCAAATTGCAAGAGAATCAATAGGTAGCTCACAGGCGGCACAAAAGTTTAAAGGTAAGTTCTTTACAAACGGTGCAGCGCATAGTGGGATATTAAAAACGCAACAAGCACTTGGTAAAGAGGCGAAAGAAGTACTTCGTGATGCATGGGAAGAGGCAAATACAGGATTAAATAATGCGCAAAGAATTGCTATTTTAGATGCTGGTTTAGAATTTGAGAAGGTTGGAATGCCTTTAAAAGATGCCCAATTTATTGAAGGTATGAAATTTGATAAGGGCGAGATTGCGAATATCTTTAATATTCCTTTGCACATGATTAATGAGTTAGATCGTGCTACTTTCTCCAATATTGAGCAACAAGCCTTGGATTTTATTCAAAATACATTGAGCCCAATTCTTATTCAGTATGAAGAAGAGTTTTCTTATAAATCATTTTCGTTTAATGAGCAAAAACGATATTACTTAAAGTTTAATTTAACAAGCTTATTACGTGCTGATTCTAAATCACGAGCAGAATTTTACAAAATTATGTTAGATGCTGGTGCTTTTTCGATTAATAAGGTGCTAGAACTGGAGGACATGGATGGAATTGGGGAATACGGTGATAAACATCGCGTTGACTTAAACCATGTATCTATTGAGATTGCTGATGAATACCAATTAGCAAAAGCTAATGGAGGAGCACTACAGAAGGGAGGTGAGGACGATTAAGGACGTATTTACTATTAAAAATCAAACAGAATCGTCAGCAGATTTATTTATCTATGGTGACATCATAAATAATACAGGTTGGAAATGGGATGATTCTGATATTATGCCGGATGATGTGAAAAATATTTTAGGGCAATTAGATGATAAAAGTAACCTTAATATCTATGTAAATAGTGGTGGTGGTTCTGTATTTGCTGGTTTAGCTATTTATAACATGTTGAAGCGTAATAAAGCGCAAAAAACTGTCTATGTGGATGGAGTTGCAGCATCTATTGCTTCTGTAATTGCATTAGCCGGTGATCGTGTTGTCGTTCCTTCTAACGCATTCTTAATGATTCATAAACCATGGACTGTTGGTGTAGGGAATGCAAATGACCTTCGTAAAATGGCAGAGGACTTAGACAATATTGAGTCAGGTATCATGAATGTATACAAAGAAAACTTAAAAGAAGGCATTGAAATTGAAGAAATTCAACAATTAGTAGATGCTGAGACTTGGTTAAGTGGTGAAGAAGCTGAAAAATACTTCGATATTGAAGTTGTGGAAGCAAAAGAAGTTGCCGCTTGTATGAGCGATTACTTTGATAAATATCAAAAAACACCTAATAAAGTAGTTGCAAAAGCTCCATTTATTCCAAAGAAGGACAATAATGAACAATTAAAAATTCAAAATGCACTAGACCTGTTAGAACTATAGGTCTATTTTTTGTGCCAATACAAGGAGGAAATACCGAATGGATAAACGTGAACAAGAATTACGTCAAAAAGTTGCTGACTTAAAAGCGAAAGCAGAAGAGTTTAATAATAGCGGTAAATATGAAGATGCAAAGGCAAAAATTGAGGAAGCAAAAAACGCTAAAAATGAATTAGATAATTATTTAGCAATGAAGCAAATTCAAGTTCCCGAGCCTGTAAACTCACAAGCAGGAGTATTACCTCCAGCATCAGTTAAAAATGAAGATCCATCATACAAAGACGTATTTATGAAAGCTATTCGTGGTCAAAGTTTAAGTCATGAAGAAGCAAGTGTTATGCAGGAATATAAAGCAGCTTTATCTGAGAATACAGGTAAAGATGGTGGTTATATTGTTCCAGAAGATATTACTACAACTATTAATCAGTTAAAACAAACGGTTGATAACTTAGAACAATATGTAAATGTACAACCTGTTTCAACAAATAAAGGGGCTCGTACATTAGAAAAGCGTGCGGCATCAACACCGTTTGCTCCATTATCTGAGTATGGTAAGCCGAATGCAATGCAAGAAATTGCTTCTCCTGAATTTGATCGTTTATCTTATGCTATTGAAGACTACGCAGGATTCTTACCAGTACCAAATGATTTATTAGATGATACAGATCAAGCTTTAGAAGAATATTTACGCCAATGGATCGCTAAGAAATCTATTGCTACTCGTAACTATCTAATTTTACAAGAACTCAACAAATTGACAAAGGTTGATTTTAAAGATTATAAGGGCATTAAAACAGCGTTAAATGTTACATTAGACCCGGCATTTGCAGCTGGGGCTAATATTTTTACTAACCAAGATGGATTCAATTACTTAGATCAATTAGAAGATAAAAATGGTCGTCCGCTTCTTCAACCAGATCCAACAAATCCAACACGTAGTTTGTTGTCAGGAAAACCGGTTATTACTTTGTCCAATAAGACAATCACTACAGATAAAGATGGGAAAGCGCCTTTCATTGTTGGTAATTTAAAAGAAGCCATCATTCTTTGGGATAGAAAACAATTATCCATCGATATGACTACAGAAGGTGGAAACGCTTGGAGAACAAATACTTCTGAATTCCGAGCAATCGAGCGTGAAGATGTTACGCCATGGGATACAGAAGCAGTTGTGTATGGACAAATTATTGTTACGCCTAAAACAGGAGCTTAATAAGGTAGGAGGTGTCCTTCTTGGTACTAACATTAGAGGAAGCGAAAAAGTATCTTCGTGTGGATGGTGATGAGGAGGATGATCTCATTACATCTTTCGTAATAGCAGCTGAAATATATATTAAAAATGCTACAAGTAAAAATGTAGATTTGAAGAGCGAGCTTGCTAAATTAGCAGCTCGTATTTTAATTGCTCATTGGCATGAAAATCGTGAAGCAGTTGGAAAGGCTGAACAATTAGCATTTAGTTTGCAGTCGATATTAGTTCAGTTGCAATATTGTGGTGGTGATGCAAGTGAATCCAGGTAAATTAGATAAACGTCTTACATTTCAAGTGAAAGACGATGAAGCAAAGAGCCCAGACGGTGATCCAATAGAAAGTTATAAAGATTCCTTTACTGTATGGGGATCTTTTATTTTTTTAAAAGGAAGAAAATACTTTGAAGCAGCGGCAGCTAATAGCGAAATTCAAGGTGAAACAGAAATCCGATATCGTGCTGATGTGAATGCTGATATGAAGATTAAATATAAGAACGTAATTTATGACATTATTTCAGTTATTCCAACTGAAAAACACACCTTATCAATTATGTGGAAGCGTGGTGGAATGAATGGCTGATGGTGTTGATTTTTTAGGCTTTGATCGCTTGATATCTGAATTAGAACAAATGGGTTTACGTGGAGAAAAGATTGAAGATAGAGCACTTGCGGCTGGTGGTGAGCAAATTCGAAAAGCCATTGCTGAAAGAAGTGAACCGAGGAGTTCAAGCCCTAAGAAACCGTCCAAAAGTGAACCTTGGCGTACAGGCCAACATTTGCTTGATAATATACGGGTTACAAAGGCGCGAATGGAAAATGGTGTGAAAACGATCAAGATTGGAATAGACAAAGCGGATCGTTCTCCATATTTTTATGGGAAATTTTTAGAGTGGGGTACTTCTAAAATGCCGGCACATCCATTTATAGAACCAGGTTTTAACGCTTCTAAAGCGGATGCAGTACGTGCTATGACAGACATCTTAAAGAATGAGATGAGGCTGAATGTATGATAAATTTACGACCTGAAATCGTGCAAGCTCTTGAAAATAATCAGGAGCTTATTTCCTTATTAGGCGGAAAACGTATTTATTATCGTAAAGCCAAAAATGCTGAAGAGTTTCCACGGATTACATTTTTTGAATTAGACAATAGGCCAGATGGGTTTGCGGATAATGATGAAAGTGAAAGTGAAATCACATTCCAAGTCGATATTTGGTCAAAGAGTAGTACAACAGCGATCCATCAAAAAGTGAATGAAATCATGAAATGTATTGGTTTCTCACGTTATGCGGTTGCTGATTTATATGAAGATGGTACACAAATTTTTCATTATGCGATGCGATTCGCGAAGGGAGTGGAGTTATAGATGGCTGGAGAAGTTATTAAAATTAGTTCGACTGTCGGTGTAGATAGTCTTGTTTATGCGAAATTACTGAAAGATGATGCAACAGGTGTCGATTATGACACAGTAAAGGAAATGGAAGGCGCAGTAAAGATTAAAACTTCTAAAAAGGTAGCTTCCGAAATTATGTGGAGTGATAATAAAAAATCAGAAATTGCTGAGTCTGATGGAGAAGTAGAAGTAGAAATTGAGCTTCGTAGTATTTCATTATCAACAAAAGCAGATATTGAAGGGTATCCAGAAGTTAAAGATGGTGTATTAGACGAAAAACGTGAGGGTGAAAAACCATATTTGGCAATTGGATGGCGTTTCTTAAAGGCTAACGGGAAATATCGATATGTTTGGTTGTTGAAAGGGAAACTTTCACAAGAGGAAGAAGAAGGCGAAACGAAGAAGGATAAGCCTAACTTCCAAACTACAAAACTTAAAGGCTCATTTATTGAACGTGATTTTGATGATAGACCAAAATTTACAGCTGATGCTGATGAGCCTACATTTACAAAAGCTGTTGGTGATAACTGGTTCAAAAAGGTATATGAAAAAACAGCAACACCACCAGCAGGAAAGTAAGAGGGGGCAAAAGCTCTCTCTTTTTTATTAACTAAGGAGGAATACCTATGAAACTAACATTAATAATCAATAAAGAAAAGAAAACTTTTAATTTACCGGAGTTCATTCCGGCTCGTTTGATTCGTCAAGCACCTGAACTTGCCGAAATTCCAAATAATCCTGGTCCAGAAGACATGGATAAAATGGTCAAATTTGTGGTGAAAGTATACGATGGACAGTTTACATTAGATCAATATTGGGATGGTGTGGATGCACGTAAATTCTTATCGACTACTTCAGATGTAATTAATGCAATTATTAATGAAACTGTGGAAGCGGCTGGTGGTAATTCTGGATCTGGAGAAGAAGAAAACCCAAACGCGTAGAGGGAGGAGGGTTAACATTCAGTGAGTTTATGGATGAACTCTACCTCTCTTTATTACGCCAAGGATATAAACATCATCACATCGATAATGAAATGGATATTTGGCATTATTTAAGGTTAAATCAAAAATATCGTGAACAAGGTGAATCGAATAGCCAAAATCAGAATTCGAATGAAATTGAAGTTCCAGCAGAAAACATTATCTAAAGAGGGGGAAGATGATGGCGAATGAAATGAATAATTTAGTCGTTAGGCTGTCCCTTGATAATGTGAATTTTCGTCAAGGTATAGCAAATTCAGGACGTGCCGTAAGAACATTACAGAACGAATTGAAATCAATCAGTACTGGTATGGGTGGCTTCGCTAATGCTAGTGATCAAACACGTGCTAAAACAGATGCACTTAACAGACTGATTGAAGCGCAAAAAGAGAAAGTTAGAGCATTAAGACAAGCTTACGATCAAAATAAGGCTAAATTAGGTGAAAATGATGCAGCAACCCAGCGATATGCTTCACAAGTTAATAGAGCTGTTGCTGATTTAAATAGATTTGAAAATGAATTAAAACAAGTAAACCGCCAAGCTGAACAAAAAGGAATGGATAAGTTAAATAACTCTTTAAAAGCCTTACAAGCTGAATTCCAGTCCGTTACAACGGGCATGGGTGGTTTTTCTAATGCAACTGAACAAACACGAGCTAAAATTGATGTTCTATCTCGTACGGTAGATAAACAGAAAGAAAAAATTAGAGAACTTCAATCAGCATATAACCGAGCCAAGGCAGAAGAAGGAGAAGCGAGTCAATCAGCACAGCGATATGCCGAGCAAATTCATCGGGCGACAGGTGAACTAAATCGCTTTGAAACACAATTACAGCAGTCGAATCGTGAACTAGAACAACAAGGGAATCGACTTCTTAATTTTGGAAACCGAATGGAGTCATTGGGTAATCATTTACAAAACGCCGGAATGCAGATTGGCATGGTATTTGGTGGTATGACATACGCAATTGGTAGAGGGCTAAAATCAGCTGTGGAAGAATCTATGAATTTCGAACAACAGATGGCAAACATAAAGGCCGTATCTGGTGCGACTGGACAAGAAATGAGTAAACTATCCGAATTAGCTGTTAAATATGGGGAAGATACGAAATATTCTTCTGTTGAGGCTGGTAAAGGGATTGAAGAATTAATAAAAGCCGGTGTTAGCTTAACGGACATCATCAATGGTGGATTAGAAGGGGCTCTAAACTTAGCGTCCGCTGGTGAACTAGAACTAGGAGAAGCAGCAGAAATCGCTTCAACCGCTTTGAATGCATTTAAAAGAGATGGTTTAAGTGTTACAGATGCCGCTAATTTACTTGCAGGAGCCGCTAACGCTTCAGCTACTGATGTACATGAATTGAAGTATGGTTTATCAGCTTCTGCAGCAGTTGCCGCAGGGGCAGGTATGACATTTAAAGATACATCAACAGCTTTAGCAGTTTTTGCACAGAATGGGTTAAAAGGTTCAGATGCAGGTACGTCTTTAAAAACAATGCTTATGAGGTTGAATCCATCTACTAAAGAAGCATATAACAAGATGAAAGATTTAGGTCTTATAACATATAACGCTCAGGCAGGATTTGATTTCCTAGTGAAAAATGGCGTTACGCCAGCATCTAGAAGTGTGGGAGATATTGAAGTCGCATTAGAAAAATATGTAATGAAAACTGAAGGTGTGAAGAAATGGAATGAGAAATGTGATACTACATTCCGAGAGTTAGCAACTAGCTCTGCTTTCTTATCGTCGAAATTCTATGATCAAGAAGGTCATATTCAAAGTTTAGAAAACATATCTGGTATTCTTCATGAATCTATGAAAGATTTGACAGATCAACAACGAAGTATGGCTTTAGAAACGTTATTCGGATCAGATGCAGTTCGTGGTGCTACAATTTTGTTTAATGAAGGTTCACAAGGTGTAAATAAAATGTATACGGAGATGTCTAAAGTTACTGCTTTAGAAACAGCCAATACCAAAATGAACACTTTGAAAGGTCGCATTGAACAATTAAGTGGAGCATTTGACACGATGAAAAAGACAATCGGTGATGCGCTTGCCCCTGTGGTTAGTGCTTTTGTTGCTGGATTACAAAAACTTGTAGATGGATTTAATGCATTACCTGGTCCAGTACAAAAGGCGATAGCAATTACAGGTGGTGTTGTTCTTGCTTTAACGGCTATTGCAACAGTTATTGGAGTAGTTCTAGCAGCGGTTGGAATGGTTATGTCAGGGATTGGAGCATTAGCAACATCATTGGGAATTGTTGGTGGTGCTGCAGGTCTTGCTAGTGCTGCGGTTGGATTCTTAGGAAGTGCAATAGGTTTATTGTTTGGACCAGTTGGCTTAATTGCAGCCGCTCTCATTGGAACTGGTGTTGTCGCATATAAAGCATATCAAAAAGCAACAGAGGACAGTATCGCTTCGGTAGATCGTTTCGCTACGAATACGGAGGGGAAAGTAAGCTCTTCCACAAAGAAAGTTCTTGGTGAGTATTTCAAGTTATCTGATGGTATTAGACAAAAGTTAACTGAAATTAGATTGAACCATGAAGTGATAACTGAAGAACAATCACAAAAGCTAATTGGACAGTATGACAAGTTAGCTAACACAATTATAGAAAAAACAAATGCAAGACAACAAAAAGAGATTGAAGGCCTTAAAAAGTTTTTTGCTGATTCATACGTTTTAACAGCAGAAGAAGAAAATAAGCGCATCGAGCAACTTAATCAGCATTACGAACAAGAAAAATTAAAGACTCAAGAAAAAGAAAATAAAATCAAAGAAATTCTTCAAACCGCAGCTAGAGAAAACAGAGAGTTAACAACATCTGAACGCATCTCCTTGCAAGCTTTACAAGATGAAATGGACAGAGTTGCTGTAGAGCATATGTCTAAAAATCAAATGGAGCAAAAAGTTATTCTGGAAAATATGCGCGTACAGGCTAGTGAGATTTCAGCTAGACAGGCAGCGGAAGTTGTAGAGAATAGTGCCAAAGCAAGAGATAAAGTTATTGAAGATGCGAAAAAGACACGCGATGAAAAAATTGCAGAGGCAATTCGTCAGCGTGATGAAAATAAAACAATTACTGCTGATGAAGCGAATGCAATCATTGCAGAGGCAAAACGTCAGTATGATAGTACAGTTTCCACGGCAAGAGATAAGCATAAGGAAATTGTGAGTGAAGCAAAATCCCAAGCTGGGGAACATGCGAATCAAGTAGATTGGGAAACTGGACAAGTAAAATCTAAGTTTGAAGTTATGAAAGATGATGTTGTTCGAAAAATGAAAGAAATGGGTTCGGATGTTTCCAATAAATATGACGAGATGAAAAATGCAGCCAGTAATAAAGTAGAAGAAATCAAAAATACTGTTTCAAGAAAATTTGAGGAACAGAAAAAAGCTGTTAAAGATAAAATGTCAGAAATAAAACATGACATTGAGGATAAGTGGAATACAGTCGAAAAATTCTTTAGCACTATAAATCTACGTTCCATCGGTAAATCAATTATAGAAGGGCTTGGTAAAGGATTAGATGATGCTTCAGGCGGTCTGTTCAGTAAGGCAGCGGGAATTGCAAATGACATTAAAAAGACTATTTCTGGAGCTTTAGAAATTAACAGTCCATCTAAAGTGATGATTCCAGTCGGTAGCGCAGTACCAGAAGGCGTTGGGGTTGGTATGGATAAAGGGAAACGTTTTGTTGTGGATGCAGCAAAAAATGTAGTTGGAACCGTTAAAAAGCAAATGAATAATATGCCATCTGTTTTTGATTTTGGATTCCAAACTTCACATTACAGTATCCCTAATGATACCTTAAATGGATTTGCAAATTATAATCAACCTGGCGGTGGACAAAATGTTTCAACTAATAGAAACATGTATCCAAATAGATCTTTTGATGAAAAGGAAATAAATCTTACTGTAAACATGACCAATGTACTTGATGGTAAAGAATTAGCAAATGGTACGTATGAGTACACTACAGCGCTTCAAGAACGTAAGAGAAAACAATTAGAGCAATTTTAAGGGCGGTGAAACGTTTGGGCAAATTGAATTTTACATTTAATAATATTCAAAAAGACTATATTCAAATGCTAGTAGGAAGAAAACGCCCTTCATGGGCACCGGTTAAACGAAATCTTGTCAGAGCACCTCATCGTCCAGGTGCTTTTTTAAATAATACAGAAACACAGGAGCGTCGTATTGACGTTCCTATTGCTATTAAAGCGAAGAAAGATATGGCTGATTTACAAAAGATAAAGGAGGATTTAGCAGAGTGGTTATATACAGAACAACCTACTGAACTTATTTTTGATGATGAATTAGATCGAACCTATCTGGCTCTTATTGATGGTTCTATAGATTTAGAAGAACTAGTTAATAGAGGTAAAGGAGTTATTACCTTTGTATGCCCTATGCCATATAAATTAGGACCTACTAAAACTGTAGAATTTCAAGCTAATGAGCATGGACTAGCAGCAAATGTTCAAAACAAAGGGAGCGTTGAATCTAACCCAATTATTGAAATTGAAGTAACGAAACCCTCCACTTTTCTTGATGTATGGAATGGGGATAATTATTTCCGTATTGGATGGCCGCTTAGAATGGATCAGGTGCCTGTTGAGAGAAATCAACGTGTTATGTGGGATGAAATGTCTACCACTGTAGGATGGACGAATGTCCCAAATTCAGAAGATATGATTGGAGGCGGAGCGTTCAAAGTGGATGCAGGCTCACGCCTAGTTCCGGTTTATTTAGGTGAAACAAACATAAAAGGTTGGCATGGTTGCATAGCTAAAAAGAACATTCCGCAAGGACCGCTACAAGACTTTATTATGCAGGCGTATGTTGGGGTAAGAAGCTCTCACCCCGATCAAATGGGGCGTGTTGAAATTGGTTTGTTAGATGAAAATAGCGACTATGTAGCTCGTATTTCTATGAATGATGTCCATTGGCAAGCTGAACAAAATACAGGGTTCGCTAAGCTTGGCAACAAAAAGAAACCAGCCGGTGAGCGAGTACTTATAAATGAACCAGGAGATCATCCTACTACATGGAATCAATATCGCGGACGATTATGGTTAGCTCGCACCGGTAATAGGTGGGAAGCGTATATTTCTAAGTTTTTATGGAATACCGAAAAGGATGATTCGGAACGCTTTGTCGTGTGGGAAGACGAAAATAATGTGAACATGGATAAGGTAGCGCAAGTTCAAATTAGCATTAGTCAATTTTCGGATAACATGTTTTGTACAGATATGAGCATTGATGATTTAAAAATTTGGAAAGTCAATATGAATACCCAAGATAATCCGCCTTATATTTTTGATGTTGGAGATAAAGTAGTTATTGATACCGAGCGAAGTCTTGTATCAATCAATGGTAAAAAAGCTATTAATCTAAAAGATATATTCAGTGATTATCCAGTTATTAACAAGGGGTCAAACAAACTTGAAATTATGCCTTCCGATGTAGGAATAGCCAAAGTAACTTATAGGGAGAGATATCGATGAGAGCACCTAGCGGCACACTTCATGTCATTGATTTTAAAACAAATCAAATTGTTGCTAATATCCAGCCGCAAGATTATTGGGATGATATACGTCATTGGGAGATTAAGAACAATATTGATACTTTAGAATTTAAAGTGTTTGATAATACAGAGCATGCAGCGACGCTTATTCAGCAAAATTTAGTTTTAAAAGAAGTACGCGATGGGCGGATTGTTCCTTACGTTATAAATAATGAAGTTGAAAAAGATTCAAGAGATAGATCAATTACTGTACATGCTTCTGGTGCTTGGGTTCAAATTGCAAAAGACGGTTATATCATGCCACAACGTATAGAAGGTAAAACAGTCAATCAGTTTATGGATATGGCTCTTGTAGGTACGAAGTGGAAACGCGGAAAAACAGAGTATGCTGGTTTCCATACAATGACCATCGATACGATTATAGATCCTCTTACCTTTTTAAAGAAAATAGCTTCTTTATTCGATTTAGAGATTCAATACCGTGTAGAAGTAGTTGGTTCACAGATTGTTGGCTGGTACGTGGATATGGTGAAAAAACGTGGTAGAGAAACTGGTAAGGAAGTAACTTTAGGTAAAGATTTAGTCGGTGTTAGACGTATCGAGCATTCTCGGGACGTTTGTACTGCCTTAGTCGGATTCGTCCAGGGCGAAGGGGATACCATTATTACAGTTGAAAGCATTAATGATGGTTTACCTTATATTACTGATAGCGATGCCTATCAACGCTGGAACGAGAATGGTAAACATAAATTTGGCTTTTACACTCCAGAGACAGAAGAACAAAATATGACACCAAAGCGTCTCTTGACTCTTATGAAAACAGAGTTCGCAAAACGCGTTAATACTTCTGTTGTTTACGATGTAGAAGCAGCAGCTATAGGGCGTGTATTCGGACTTTCTCATGAGCTAATTAATGAAGGAGATACAATTCGAATTAAAGATACTGGATTTACACCGAAACTTTATTTAGAAGCTCGTGCAATCGGTGGCGATGAGTCATTTACAGACCCTTCACAAGATAAATATGTATTTGGTGATTATCGTGAAATTACTGATCCGAATGAAGAAATGCGAAAATTATACAATAGAGTGCTTGCTTCTTTAGGTAATAAAGCTAACAAAGAGCTATTAGTACAACTAGAAAAGTTAGCAGAAGAAGCGAAGGGTACAGCCGAACAAGCCCAAAAAGAAAGTAAGGCAGCAAAGGATATAGCAGAATCAACTCAAGAATACATGAAGCAGAACCTTGTAGATATCATAGAAAGTGTTAATCCGCCAACAACAGGTCTTAAACCAAATAAAACACTATGGCGTGATATTAGTAATGGTAAGCCTGGTATTTTGAAAATATGGACAGGTACAGCTTGGGAACTTGTTGTTCCAGATACAGAACCATTGCAGCAAAGTATTAAAGATGTTGAGAAAGATATTGAATCAACAAAAACAGAATTAAATCAAAAGGTTCAAGAGGCACAAAATCAGGCGACAGGACAATTCAACGAAGTAAAGGAAAGTTTACAAGGTGTGAGCCGTACAATTTCTAATATCGAAAATAAACAAGGTGAAATTGATAAGAAAGTAACTAAGTTTGAACAGGATTCTAATGGATTTAAAACTTCTATTGAATCGTTAACTAAAAAAGATACTGAAATTAGTAATAAATTAAATACGGTTGAATCGACTGTGGAAGGTACAAAGAAGACAATTTCTGATGTGCAGCAAACAACAAGTGAACTTAAGAAAACAACAACTGAAATTACAGAAAAGGCTGGCCAGATTAGTGAAAAGTTAATAAGTGTTGAGCAGAAATATGACAACATGAAAATCGGTGGTCAAAACTTTTATAAACAAAAATCCTTTGGTGCAGCTGGTGGAACAACCGCAAAGTATGATGATAGTAATAAATGGTGGGATATAGCAATTCCTGCTGGGGCAAGTGGTAGTTGGAAAGGTATTTTATACACTTCTAAAAATGCCTTGTTACTTGTAAGCAGAACATATACCATTAGTTACGAAATTTTTGCTGACGAAGTTATCCCAACCGCAATTGATATTAACAATTTTGGTGTTACTACTGTTACAGGAACAAATGACAATGATCTTGTGGCAAAACGAATTATGCGTACACCTAAAACAATAGCAGGTCAATGGGTTAAGGTGTCTGCCACGTTTATAATGCCCGACAATATCACACAAGATTTCTACGATAATTCCGTTATTGGTGTAGGCAATGGATGGACTCCTACAAAAATCACAAACATCAAGATTAGAAACATGCAATTAGAGGAAGGAAATATACCAACAAGTTATCGTACTCCTTCAGAAGATCAAGTCACAACCGATGAATTCACGAAGAAAACAACCGAAATTGAAAAAAGTGTGGATGGTGTAAAAACTACTGTATCAACTGTTCAAAAAGATCAAGGTACAATGCAAACTACCTTGAATCAAGTTAAACAAACAACGGATTCTAATTCGCAAACCATTACAACTCTATCTCAAACACAAGGCAAACAAGGAGAGGTTATTCAACAAAACAAGAGTGATATCACACAGTTGAATAATCAAATCAAATCTAAAGTAACAGATACTCAAATGCAAGAATATGTAGGCGGATTAGGAAGTACGAACTTATTGTTTAATGCTGCATTTGAAGACCGAGTAATAAACGCTACTACAGGAGTTGTAACGAGCAGAAAACCGAGTATTTCTAAATGGAGTGTCGGTCCAAACGGCAGTAATTTTACAGCTGTACCGGAAACAGCGAGGAACCATGACGGTATGAATTCCGTTAAATTAGAATCGTCCGGGCAGACAGTAGACAGAAATGCAGCGTTCTATCAATCATTACCTGTATCTCCTAACTCCGGTGATTATGTGTTATCTGCATGGTTTTACACAGATGCAGTTACTACCATAGATAATACAGCATTTGTAATGATTGAATTTTACAATGGTTCTACTTGGGTTACGAATAAAGTCGTACAACTTGTACCATTACTGACTAATGGATCATGGAAATTTGTTAGTGTAACTATGCCAGCTCCTGCATCAGGTGTTACAACAATACGTTTCGTAGTGGTTATCAGAAAAAACGGTAGACTTTGGGTATCGCAACCACAATTACAACAAGGTATTACACCTTCTAGTTTCATGGAGAATCCGAAAGACTATGCCAACTATGACCAACTTGTTGGTGAGATTGCCAAGAAAGTAGCAACTGCTGATTTTGATAGTAAAGTTTCTAAAATGGAAACTACAATCAATCAGCAATCTAACCGTATTGATTTTAAGGCGGAAACTGAAAATGTTTACTCGAAAACAGATGCTGACGGACGTTTTGGAAGTAAAGCAATGGTAGAGAGACATGAAAGTTCTATTACATTAATGTCTAATCAAATTAATTCTACAGTCAAAAAAGGCGATATTATTTCATCTATTAATCAAACAGCAGAGCAAATTACAATCGACGTTTCAAAGCTTGCTATTAATGCTGATACAATGGTGCGATGGTTAACCGCAAAGGGTATTGATACGAATATTATCAAAGTTAATGGCGATAAGATTACCATCGATAAAAACGGCGTTACTGTTAAAATGTTAGACTTCCTTTTTGAAGATGAATGGGGAACGAAAACAACCGTTATGCCGAAACGAAATTTAATAGCCGATCACGATTTTTCTAGTGTTCCAAAATTGAACATAGGTAACCCCAATTATCAGGGGTTTGGTGCTGGATATGGTCTACCTTGGAAAGTACAAGGAAACGGTGTAGTGATAGAAAATAACACTTTTATATTTAACTATGAACAAATGGTAAATGCAGTCCGTGTCGACACGTATAATTACCCAGAAACAAAAGTTCAAAACGGCATTCATCCAGGAAACTCTTATACATTGTCAGCCCATTATAGAACCGCACAGGTTAATGGTGTACGTGTAACGGCAAAACCACGATTGCAGGTATGTTTTGTTACGCCATTGGATGAAGTGAGTTATAAAATTTGGCACGAAATATATAAAGATTTTCCAGAGCCATCTACATTTTACGGTGACATTAGAAGATATAATTTCACATTTACTGTTCCTAACAATTACAATCCACAAGAACATATGATTGTAGTAAAAGTTACAGCTACAAATGCACAAGTTTCTGCAGGGAGAGCAGTTTGTGTTTCAGGGATAACATTGGTTAGTGGTAACTACGCTTGCATGTATAACTGGGATCGTACGGCGGCGGAAAGGGCAGACGGCATTCAGCCGTTTCGTAGGATTGCGCTAGGTGATGCCAATACGAATATAGGTATATCTGATGATGGATACACAGTGGATTTCACTACCAACAAAGAATTTAAATTTTTTACCAATATACGAGCAGTCCAAGGAGTAAATATGGGAGGCAATCAGTTCCAAGGATGGGGTCATATCCGTTTTGCAGATGGTAATCTTGGACCAGGATTTTATGTAAGTACTCCAAATGGTTGGAAATTTAACGCACTTGGATAGAAAGGAAAGATACAAATGAACGATATTAACTATATGATGCCTTTTCAAGAAGGAGCAACTCTTCCTTATATGGGAAGAATCGTAGACATGAAACGAACAGAAAATGGAGTTTTTGTTCAAATACCCGCTGACATGTTAGACAATGCTGGAATTGCCAATGACACGAGTAAAGTCGAGGTATGGAGGCAAATGGATGACGGAGGAACTATTTGTTTTAGAGTGTTAACAAAATGTGAGTTATGTGGTCGTGGTTCCAGAATATATGAATTAGATTTAGGAGTTGCTAAAAGGAATATTTGTGCAAATGATTATTTTAAACTTACAGGCGAGTATCCTTCAGAAGGGCCATTAACAATTGAACATACAACGCAAATAGAGCAGCCATGAGCTGTTTGTATTTTGTACAAAATACGGCTTTTATAACGAAAGAGGGACAAATATATGTCTCTCTTTTATTTTGAAACGGGGTGAGAAAATTGCCAGAACACGAGAATCACGATGATTTCACAAAAGTAATTATAGGGCTTACAAGAGTAGAAACAAAAATCGATGGGTTGGGAAATGTGAGGGAACTAGCCATTGAAGCGCAGCAATCAGCAAAGAGTGCTCATATGCGTATCGATAGATTGGATAAATTAGTTTTTTGGTTAGGTACCACAGTTGTCGGGGCAGTTATCGTCGGGGCCATTACAGCGTTATTCAAATTTGCAGGAAGGTAGGAGAGAGTATGAAAGTAACAAAAGAAAATATTCAAAAGCGTTTGCGTAACTGGAAAACATGGGTTGCGCTTTTTTCATTGGTTGGATTTTTGTTTAGTAAGTTTGGTTTACCAGAAGCAAAGAGTCTCTTAGATGAAATGGTTCCTTACGTTTTTACACTAGGAATCACACTTGGAATTTGGTCAGATCATGAAGAGAATGAAGGAGATGTTGAGTAATGGAAATCAGAAAAAAATTAGTTGACCCAAGTAAATATGGTACAAAGTGTCCGTATACGATGAATCCAGAATTCATTACAGTCCACAATACTTACAACGATGCTACAGCAGAAAACGAAGTAGCTTATATGATTCGTAATGACAACCAAGTATCTTTTCATATCGCAGTAGATGATAAAGAAGCTGTACAAGGTATTCCTTTAGAGCGTAACGCTTGGCATTGCGGTGATGGTGGTGGTAACGGAAATCGAAAGTCTATCGGGGTTGAGATTTGTTACTCTTTAAGCGGTGGAGATAGATACTACAAAGCGGAAGAAAATGCAGCGATTATTGTGGCTCAGTTAATGAGGCAATACAATATTCCAATTAGTAAAGTTCGTACACACCAATCATGGAGTGGAAAGTATTGTCCACATCGCATGTTAGCCGAGGGACGTTGGGATAGCTTTATTGAAAGAGTCCAAAATGCATATAACGGTGGAGGTAGTCCAGTAATGCCAACTCCTATTCCATCTTCAAACGATGGTACAAAAGTTGCTTACATTAATGGCGATAACGTGAATTTACGAAAAGGATCTGGAACTGGATATGCAGTTATTCGTAAGTTAGGTAAAGGGGAATGCTACCAAGTATGGGGTGAGTCAAATGGGTGGCTAAACTTAGGTGGCGATCAGTGGGTATATAATGATCCATCATACATTCGTTATACAGGAGAAAATGCACCAGCACCTTCGAAACCTTCAAATGATGGTGTGGGTGTAGTGACAATTACAGCGGATGTATTACGCGTTCGCACTGGTCCAGGAACTAATTATGGAATCGTGAAAAATGTGTACCAAGGTGAAAAATATCAAACGTGGGGATGTAAAGACGGTTGGTATAATGTTGGTGGTGAACAATGGGTTTCAGGGGAGTATGTAAAGTAAGAATACCAAAAGAGTATACCTGTATGGGCAGGCTCTTTTGGTTTCACTTACTATAGACACTTATTTAAAGGGTAAAAATGTTTCTTAATGAGAACAGGTAGATTTATTTAATAGCAATACCAAACGGAAAATTGAAACCAGAGATGGAGCCTGTAATGGACTGAGTAGTTAAATTAACAATAGATACAGTATTATTACCAGAATTAGCGACATAAGCAGTTAACCCATCAGGTGAAAGCGCAAGATCCTGTGGTGCATTGAAGCCAGAGATGGATGCTGTAATGGATTGAGTAGTTAAATTAACAATGGAAACAGTGTTGTCGTTGCTGTTTGCGACATAAGCAAAGTGGGTCGGTCCAGTTGGTCCAGTCGGCCCGGTCGGTCCAGTCGGCCCGGTCGGTCCAGTCGGCCCGGTCGGTCCAGTCGGCCCGGTCGGTCCAGTCGGCCCGGTCGGTCCAGTCGGCCCGGTCGGTCCAGTCGGCCCGGTCGGTCCAGTCGGCCCGGTCGGTCCAGTCGGCCCGGTCGGTCCAGTCGGTCCAGTTGGTCCAGGTCTACAAGCAAGACAAGCGATATAGCCAGCAAAGAGTGATTGTAGTTGTTGTAATAGTATAAGAATTGTTACTTGTTGAGATGTGCCTAGTTGTAATGCTGCTAGCACTTTACTTAGTACCACCTCTAATGCTTCTAATGCTTTGATTGTGTCACAACATGAAAATGGATTTGCGTTCAATGGATTTATCACCGCATTAATTGCATTTTGTAGCTCTAACTTTAAAGCTGAACTGATAGGTGCCGATGTACTCCATATGAGTAAATCATTCAATGCGTTTTCGATTTGTGTGATGGTTTGCTGGGGTGGAGGGCAGAAACATCCAGAAGGAAATGCAACTACGAGTTCTTCTAGAATGTCCTCTAGGTCTTTTTTCTTCTTGAGAGAATCGTCTGTAGATTGTGCTGTTGCACGTTTTCCTAACAATTTCCGTAGATAACTTTCTTTTTTATCCAAATATTATTCATCCTTTCTGATGAAATCATATTGAGATATGTTGCGATCTCGCTTATAGGGTATGAAGCATAAAAGAAAGTGGTGTGGGTTTGTCTGAAATTCTAGGAGAAACTTGTAATAGGTTAGAAAATAAAACTGAAAGAAGAGCTTCATTATGAAGTGCACAATTCGAAAGAAGAAACATACTATGTAACAGCAAGTGAAGTCTATATGTATGTGAAATAAGTGAGAAGAAGGGCTAATTGTTATTTGAATAGCCCCTCTTTTTTATATAAATTTCTTTCGGTGTTACTTATATTATATGGATTAAATTTATTTGTGTCCATATCAATGGATTAAATCGATATAGTGATAAATGGATATGTAATTTTACATAGGGAAATAAAGGGGGGTTAGTTAGCGATGGTATTTCGTTATACTATCAAACTTTTTTGTTAGTGAAATCAATTGATTTTATCTTAATTCTTCTTATTTTAAAGTAAACACATTATTATACGTTCTTGATATAGTTTGATATCAATATGTATATTAATTTATAATTTAATAATTATATAATGATTTATTTTTTTGTCTATTTACTTCTGAATAATGTAATGTTTTAATAGATTTTGACAAGTCACGACAAAATATGACTTTAATTTTAAAAAAAGGAGAATAACTCATGATGAAAAATCGTATAAAGGAAACGATACGAAAAACAGTGGTTGGTTTTGCGTTGTTATCAGGAGTTGCACTAGCTGAAGTGAATCCAGCCAATGCAGAAGAACATCCATTTTTAAAAGATTCAAACGGTAATCCTGTCCAAGATGGAAGATACTACTATATGGAGCCATATGAATTCCCTGGTCAAACATTTGTGTACGACATGAGGTATGAACCAGAATATTATTCTTCGGGGCATTCAGTGAAATTAGGTTCTAATCCTGGGAAGCGAATTAGCTTTAATTGGTATGGCGATGGTGATGTGGCAACGATCTCGACAGAGGAGCGCTACTGGTTTCAAGCGGCTAGCTATGCACACCCTCAACTGTTAGGTAAAAAGCCTGGTACGGACGAGGTACAATTACGCTTTAGTAATGGGATTGGAGGACAGTGGATTGTGACGAATTCGTCTGAAGGAAACTACTTTTCACTTCAAAATGCTGAGGATCACATGGTTGGGAATCAAAAGTTTTTATCTTATAGCAATTCGGGTGAATGGTTAAACGTAAGTGATTCCACTATGGATTCGAAAAAGATGTGGCGATTAACTCGAGCACCAAGATAAAGTGATACAGGTTAATTGCAAAGTTACACCTGGAAAAGGTCTATCAATAAATAATGCAATGAGGGAGAGAGCACATGAAAAAGATGATTCGACAAGCCCTAATGGGCTTTGTGATGGGAATGGGTCTGTTAATGGTGGGGGGAGATTTAGCAAGTGCAGAAGAACACTCGGTTTTAAAAGATTCCAATGGTAATTCTGTTGAATATGGAAAGGAATATTATATGGAGCCATATGAATTTCCAGGTTATAAATTAGGAGGAAACCGTGCTGGAGCCAACACCTATGAACTTTATTTACACCCTGGTAATCATACGAAACCTATGGAAATTACATTTGAAAAAAGATGGAAAAACTTTGAGTTGCCAGGAGATATGGTATTAATACGACATAAGGAATCTAATCCGTGGGCTGGGGTTGGACTTCCGTATCCATGGGACGGAAATCAATATGTGACTGTTTTTGATTCGAATACATCATACCTTCAGTTGATGTATCCTTACGCCTTTGTGGAAGAGGGGGCTAACCGATCTATGTGGAAACCGATTATGCCATCTGCGGATATGGATCCTAAATTGATAGACGGAAATTATGTTGCATTTAAAAATGATGATCTAAATGTATTTTTCGCGTCTTCAAACCCAAATGAGATGCGTAGCAATGCACATGTTGGTAATATGAATTCAAAAACGTTGTGGCGTTTAATTCCAGTAATGGGAGGATGAAACAGGTTTGAAAATCAAAATTGCAGAGTCTTATCTTGAAGGGGCCTGTTAGTTTAGTAAAAGAAGACATCGATTTGATGTCTTTTTTTATGCGTATTGACTTGATAAACACAACTGAGAATGTCATAAAAGTTGCTGGCAATTGCCCGATCTTTCACAATGTGTTGGGTTGTATAAATCAAGTTTTTTTTACACGATTATAAATTTACTCACTCTTTTATATTTCGTCAAGTCATCTAGAATAACATATGTTGTTCATTCCTCAATTGTAATTGTAGCGGATATATTTTTATAGTTTTTTTGTATGCGGATAAATCCAGAAATTTCATCGTATACGTAGTAGCTCTTTTTGGAGCATATCTCCAATCTCTTTTAATGTTTTTGCGGCTGCAATATCTTTTGGAATATTCTCGCTTATGTGAACATCGAAATACAATGTGTGTTCGTTTTCTTTTGGGAAAATAACTTGGCCAATTTCTCCCAAGGTTTCATGATGAAATATGTAATAAAAGCCCGAATCATTCAATTCTTTTTGTACTGATATTCCTTCGGGTAATAAAAGTTTCTCCCCATAAATCGTATTTGATTTTTCAGTAGTAGTTTCCTCACCAAATAGCTCTGCTATCTTTTGGTTGATCCCTATTAGCACTTCTTCCATAAGAAGAACATTCATTCCTTGTGAATGGGATTGACAAAACAAAATTACTTCTTGTAAATCTTCATGTGCAGTTATAATTTCTTCTTTTGTAATCATTTCAATTTCTTCCTCATAGTCCATCATCATCATTACAAGCACTTGAACATCTTCATAAATACCGACGACAAGTGTATCCAGTACATTTTGCGAAATAGTTGTCAT